CATAACTGGCGTTGAGAGCCAACCATATGGCCTTGACGTGTTCTTTTTCTGTAACTGGACGCCCTATTTCTTTAGAACAGTTTAGTGTGTGTAAAGCATCATAATATTTGCCTACACTACTAGCCATGCTGATGATCTCCTGTGTGTCATGTATGGTGTTGAACACATCCTTGGGCACATTGTATATGTTGCGAATAATGTGGCTATAACTTTTGCTATGAATGTTGGTTTCAAACATCGACCATATTAGCACCAATGATTCTAATTCCGGAAGACTTACACACGGACTAAACACTTGTACAGGACCACGTCCTTGTAAACTGTCTAATGCCGTTTGACGTAACAAGTTACTTGTGAAGATATGCTTAACTGCATCACTTGCGTCTTTGAAGTCATTTGAATCTTTAGTTAAACTAATCTCTTCCGGCACCCAAAAGAATCCTCGTTGTTGCTGTTCAAAATTAGCAATTTTGGGATACTTAAATTCTTCAAATCTCTGAACGGTGACCGGACCGGCTGGATCTAAAAACATTGTTCGTTTTAAATAGTTGGTTGGTTTTGAAAGATCGTACTGTGCTTTGCTCATTGTTTTTCCTTACAGTTATCAAAATGCCAACGTGCCATTGATATTGCTCCGCCTGTTTTATTGCAATGTGGGCAGGTTTTATTTGGACGATCTGGTTTCGATTTCATTGTTTCTCTTGTTTTATTTTTTGATTCTTCTTTATGTTTCGTTGGTCCATTTCCGCCATTAGCCAATTGTGCCTTACGCATATTTTCTTTATGTGAGTCACTTTTTGGTTTACGCATTTTCTGTTTAGTTTCTTCACTTTTTGGTTTTCCTTTAGAAGATAAAGTTTTACCAAACGTAGAAAATACTTTTGTACCTTTAACAGAATCAAAATATCTTTTATTAATACATAGCGGATTATTAATATGTTCTTTGATTAATGTCTGTTCATAGTCAAAGCATTTATCAATGTCTGTATTGGTATAAATTATTTTATATTCAAAAGAATTATTACCGGTATCTTCTCGCAAAGTTGCTACTTCTTTCGAAGAACTAAAATAACTATTCCATAAATCTTGCTCGGGCAAAACATGTTTTTCTATATGCTTATATCTTGACCCATAGTAAAACTTACCAGTTGGGATATGTTCAATATAGTAAACGTATGCTGGTATATCCATTATAATTTGCAACTTTCGCAATCGGCTCCATCATCAAAATCAACAGCTTCTAACATAGCGGGTGCCTCTTCGGCACCCGCTTTAGCACCCTGTTTATTCACGAGGCTATAATAGAAGGTTTTCAGACCCCACATATGAGCCTGCATTAAATTTTTAACAATTAGAGTAGTGGGCACTTTGCGTCCGGGAAAATGTGCAGGATTATAAAACGTGTTTGTACTTATACTTTGATCAATATAGGCCGCTAGAACCGCTGCCGTTTTTAAATAACCATCACAGTCCTTTTGATCCCACATCAGCTGATACTTGTTACGTAGTTTGTGATACTCGGGCACAACCTGTGTTAGACTTCCAGCTTTGCTTTCTTTGACACTGATCAACTGCATGGGCATTTCGATGCCGTTGGTGCTGTTGATAACAACACTCGAACTTTCCACAGGTGCAATAGCCATTTGTGTGGCATTGCGTACACCCCACTGTTTCATGTTGGTTCTTAAGGTTTCCCAGTCCAGTTCTGGTGTAAAGTCTGTGAGTTCATTCACTCCTTCTGCTCGTAATTCCCAAGGGAATATGCCTTGTCCATAACGTGTGTGATCCGAGTCTGCACACTTACCACGTTCTCGAGCAAGTTCTACAGTGGCTTCGGTCAAGTAGTAGGCCTGATGTTCCATCCAACTTTTTACTTCGGACAAACTTTCGGGATTGCCATATTTGAGGGATCTCTTAGCATGCCAATACGCAAGATTTGTGATTCCAATTCCGATTGGTCTAATTTCGTCATTAGACAGTCGGCTTTGTACGGAAAGAAAATCTTGGTAGTCCAGGATATTGTTAAGGCTGCGATGCAGGATACGGCAAGCACGGCGCATATCTTCAGGATTTCTGAAAGCACCCCAGTTGATCGATCCCAGCGTACAGAGGGCGATACGACCATCAGTATCATCAAGGCGCTTAAAAGGTTTAGTAGGAAGTAATATTTCACAACAAAGGTTACTCTGGTAAATTGTATGATATTCAGGATCAAAAGGACCTTGACCCTGCACGTTGTCAATGAACACCAAATAGATGCGTCCAGTGTCAGTGCGCTCTTTAAGGATACCGCTCTTGAACACTTCTTCAGCAGTCATTGTTTTCTTACGCAAGTCTGCACGCTTTTCGTACTCGACGTAAAGTTGTTCAAAACGTGCAGTGTCTTTGTAGAACGCTTCGTACAAGTCCGGGACTTCATTGGGATCAAAGAAGGTTATGTTTTCTTTTCGTTTGAATCGTCTCCAGAAGAAGGCTGAGAGTACGACTCCGTAATCCATAAATCTAACTCGCGTTTCTTCAGTTCCTTGGTTATTTTTAAGAACAATAAGGTCATCAAACTGGTGATGCCAAATAGGATAAAAAACAGTAGCACTTGCATTTCGTATGCCTCCTTGACTACAACTTCTCAAGTCTCCAAACCATTTCTTTAAAAATGGTATCATGCCGGTGTGCATGATTTCGCCACCACGAATAGGACTACCAAGTGGTCTTAATCTTCCAATCTCTAATCCAATGCCGGCACGTTTGCTGGCATATTTTGCCATCATTTCACCAGAAGCAAATATAGAATCAAGGTCGTCATCGCTACGGATAAGCACACAACTGCTAAACTGTTTAGTTGGAGTGCCAAGCCCAGCCAACACAGGAGTAGCAAGAGTAAACAAACCATCGGATGCCGCTTGATAGTATTCTTTAATGTAACGCATCCTTGCACTATTCGGCTCTTCTTTGTGAAATACAGTGGCGGCCGCGACCATATATCGAATTTGTGGAGTTTCATAAATTTCCTTTGTGGCTCGATTACGTACTAGATACTTTTCGATAAGTTGTTCAATGGCGGCATATGAATATTGTTCATCTTTTGAATGATCCAACATGTCATTCATTCGGTTCCAATCATCCTCAGTATACCACTCGAGTAGTTCTGTAGTGTACAGGCCTATTTCAACATTACGCTTAACGATTTCGTAAAGGTGAGGAACTGTGTAACTACCATACACATCCTTACGTAGCATACTCAAGCGTTGCTTGCCGGCCACGTATTGATAATTGGTGTGCCCCACATCGGGATTGTGTTCAACGTCAATTAGATCTACGATTGCTCGTAGTGTTATTTCATCAATTTCTCTAGTGGTAATGCCATCATAAAAGTGCGGTTGACTCTTGATCTCGATCATGCTCTGACTTACGTCAGCTATACCACTGCATATTTTTGCTATCTGCGCTTGCCATTTTTCTACTGCGAGTGGTTCTTTACGTCCACTTCTTTTTGTTACTTGAATTGTTGTCATTGATCTCTCTTAATATTTTTCTAATTGTAATTCTTTGGCAGAATATCTGTAAAGAAGTTGTAGTGTGCTATCGAACTGTTCAATATTTACAATCTCCCTATCAATCAAATTAGCAATATATTTCCCTTGATTGAACCAAGATAAATTATACTCGTAATCGTTTTTTGGATCTCGATAAACTCTAAATTCTATATCCAACTCGGTTCTATGCTCGGTCAATAACATAGTATACACTATTCCTAGACTTTTTGCAACATCACAATAGATGTTTTCATCCAAGAGTTGCCAGGGATCGGGCCAAGATTCGGGATTGCTATTGTCTAGATAGTACGGAGTAAAAGGTGCACTGTTCCATAACTCTACCGTTTGTTGTAGTGCTGCTGCTAGTGATATTGAATTGATGGACTCTCGAAACTCACGCCAAGACCGTAACCGATCTTCGGTTTTAAGTTGAAACATATGTTATTTAAACTGATAGTACCTGGTACTGTATATTTGTTGAACTGACTGTGGTATAGGTTAATCCAGCATACGTGCTGTTTGATACCATCGAAAACACAATGTTGGTTGGAGCAGTTACAGATTCGGTATATTCTTCATCGTAAGACACATAGGATA